AGCAACTCCGCAAGACCCGGAATGGCAGCAACATAAGCTTTACGTATATCCGCTCCCTTTCGTGCAGCGGCTTCTTCTGGTAGTAACTTATCAAAACTCCTCCCTAATTTAATGTTTCCGGCACCGTAAAGGAAGGCGTAGGTGACAGTTTTAACTTGTCTTCTAGTAATTCCGATCCTTTCTGCATTGGTTTGGTGTATATCTCCTGTTGTAAGGATTCTAGCATAACGTCCTTTATCGTATCTGGCGAGGTAGTGGGCGAGCATCCTGAGCTCAATGCCACTAAGATCGGCAGAGACCAGAACTTTAGTAGGTGTAGCTTGAAATAGTTTTCTAAATCTTTCATCTGATGGTACTTGTGCTAAATTTGGTTTTCTGTGTGCACATCGAAATGTGTTGGTAGCAACCGAACAATGATGGTGTATCCTGTTACACGTCGTAACAAGCTTGTTCCATGCGTTCACGCCTTCCGAGATCATCCCCAATTTCTTGGTAATATCGAGACATCTCAGAAACAAGAGGGCTGTCTCCGACCCAATATCTTTCAATACTGTCTCGTCTACGACTGGCTTGCCTGTGGGGGTAAGCTGTCTTGGTGTCCAGTTTTCGTGGGTCTTCAGAATCCATGCTATGTGGTCTCTTGATGTTGGGTTAAGTTGTTTAAGTTTTGTAAATGGGCATCCTTGTATGTACCCTTGTGTCCTGTTATTTCGCTTAGGTGTAAACACTGCTCCAGCAACGAACCCGTATTTTCTGCGTAATACTTCTGTAGCTTCTTCCATTTCTCTTCGCAGAGTTGATTCGAGCTCGTATGCGGCTTGTTGGTTGAAATACCATCCATGTTCTTCTTGTTTTTGTAGTATATGTGCAACCTGATGTTCTAGTTTTACCCAATCAGGTAAGGGTGGAAATGTTGGCATAATTTATTTGTAACAATAACGTCTTGTTCGCAATAGTCCTCCATCTCCTGTGACCATTTTAGCCAGTCGGAAGTTTCTCCAAAGTTCCCTTTGTATTCTCCCAATCTGTAGCCGTATGATTCTAAAGAGTGGCGACCATACAGTTTGGTTGGCATACCTTTGTGCTGTGTGTTTCTGTCTGTATTTAACATGTCAGCGTGGTATAGCCTTGATAATATTAGTGTATCTACTATCACTCCCTTTGGTTCAAAGAAAGGATATATATGTTTTATTATGGGTAAGTCAAACCCAATGATATTATGTCCTATAATAGTGTCAGCTAGTTCTAGATACTGAACTCCTCTGATTATAGGGTCTGTCATTCCTGTGTCGTTATATCTTGTGATCTCACCTGTCTCATAGTCCATCGTGACTAGGCAGTGGATCTGTTTATTTCTTGCCGTTAGTGGTGTTGTTTCTAGGTCGAACAGGAGGGTAATAGGTTTTGTCTTTAAATTGGGCTCTGTCAATCTGTCTCCTAGTGGGTGGGTTAGGTTTGGTTAGCCTAGAAGTCGACGGTTGGGTCAAATTCTGGCTCTTCTTTGGTCGTAGTTTCATAAAAGTTAGTGGTGGATAGGTCGTAGGTTAATCTTGTTGCGACGCCAACTTCTCCCGAATATCGGTTTTTAAGAACTCTAACAGTTGTAATGTTGTTAGCATCTTCGCTTTGTTGGTCTCTCTCCAGAGCGATGACTGTATCGCTGATTTGAGAGATCGAATGAGAACCTCGTAGTTGTCCGAGGGATACACGTCCTCCCTCCTCGTGCGAATTACTGTCACTGTTGCTTCTCCTTAAGTGTGATACTAAAAATAGGGTGATACCCGTACGTTCAACAAGACTTCTAAGTCTAGTCATAGTAGAGTCAATCATACGTCTTTCATCGCCATCAAGTCCTGATAACAATATACTTAAATGGTCTAGGAATATAACACGACATTCCAATCCACTGGCAAGGTATTCGATCCTGTTGTAAATAACATCTGGGTCAAAGCTACCAAAGCCATCAAAAAGAAAGACGTTCCAATTAGCAAGCGTAGCATCAAATGCCTCCGTTAGTTCTTGTTCTTCATGTTCTCCGATGTGGAGTGCTTTACCTACAGCTGATGACATCAAGCCAAGAGCTGTACGTTTTGTATTGGACTCCAGTTCTAGTATACCTACAGTCTCTCCTTGTTTACACAAGTGAGTAGCTAGGTCTCTAACAAATGAAGTCTTACCACTGCCTGTACCGGCTGTGATCGTAATAAGTTCGCCATATCTGATACCATGTAGCTTGTCATTCATACCTGAGTATGGATACTTGTGGTCACATGGTTTGGTTGGTTCAGTAACTATGTCAAATAAGTTCTTACCATCTATGATTCCGTCTGGTCTGTATGGCTTGGCGTCCCAGATGGCTTTTCTGATACTGTCAGTATCCCCAGCTTGGAGAGCATCTGAAGCATCTTTATAATTCTCGAGACGGGCAACTTTGACTCTGCCAGATGGGAGTATTCCCGAGGCAAGTTCAGTGGCCTGACGCCCTGCTTCATCGTTGTCGAAGAAGAGGACGATCTCTTGGTATCCCTGTAAGAATGGGATTGCTTTTTGGAGGTCTTTTTTGGCACTTGCCGCACCATGAGGTAGGCTGACCATCGGCCAACCTGACATAACCTCGTAACAGCTGGCAGCATCTAATTCTCCTTCGGTGATTACTATTCTTTTTCCACTTGTTGGGAACAGGTGTTGTCCGAATAGTTGGTCTGTTTTTCCACCTTCATAGTGGAACTCTTTTTTCTTTGATTTGATTTTGAACCCAACAACCTGTCCATGCTCATCATAATATGGGAAGCGTAAGGTATTTCCATACCGATAGATTCGATAGAAGGTATTGGTGGCTTCTGATATTCTTCGTTTGTGCAGCTGTTCAGCTGATCCGAGAAATTGTACTCTTTCATTTATATTCATTTGTAGTGGTGGATTGTCCCCATCCGCCGGTACATATGTATGGCACGAGAAACAGAACGTGTGTCCGTCAGAGTAACGTGAGTTAGCATCTGACGAGCCACAGTTAGGACATGGTTCATGTGCCACAAATTCTGATTCTGTGTTCATGTTAACCAATCTATGGGGATTGCGTGTACTGCTGCCCATTTGATGCCGTGCTTTTCACACCATTGGGCATATGTTGTTTTAGATTTCTTGCTGATCTTATTGAAAGGAGCTTGAAATATCATACGCAAGTCTATATCTGGATTATCTCGCACGACAGCTAATATCTTGCGTCTGTCGGCGGCGTCCCAGAAACCTTTAGTCTCTAGGTATACGCCATTGGGTAATATAAAGTCAGGATTATAGTGATGCTGTATAACATATGCGACCTTATGTGTCTCATATTCATACACCACACCAATCTGCTCGAGAAGATCGCCGACTTGCTTCTCTAGCTTAGACCTAAAAGTCCTCTTCTGAATCGTCATCAGGTACAGGTGCAGTTACTGGTGCAGCAGGGGTAGATGTTTTAAAGCCTTCAGTAGTACCGAACAAATCGGCTACGGCATCTTCATCCAGAGTGTCTGTATCAACAGCTGCACCCTCTCCTACAGCAACAACTTGTACGCCAAGTAGCTTAAGACTACTACCATAGGTGACTCCATCTCTGAGGATATAAGGCTTCTGAAAGAAACCAAGCTTAACTGTAGATCCGCCATACAATGGTGTCTTCTTATCTGTGATAGGTGTACCTTCGGTGTCGACTACACCGGGTCTCTTGTCCTCTCCCCATGAGAACTTAATTTTATATTTACCTTCAGCTACTTCTTCCCATGGTGTTGGTTTAAGTGTAGCTCTTTTGGGGTTCTTCAACTTAGACTGTGCCCATGTAAGGACAGCTTTTCTCTCAGTCTCAAGTGTGTCGATTACTGTCTCATCTACAATAGCAGCGAGGGAGTAACCAAACTTACCGGGTTCAAGTATGGCTTGGAAGCCTTCTAGTTTTATCTCGTCAGTCACGTGGACGTTTTTAGGCATTTACGGTCTCCTTTGCGGGGGTGATTAATTTTTGTACCTCAGCTTTTTTGCTTTGGAGGTATTTTATTCTTGCGTCGATTGCTTCGACTTGCTCTTTGTATTGAGCCTGTTGTGCCTTCTCTATATCCTCTTTAGCCACAACGTAGATCTCTGTTGGTGCAAAGAAGCTACTAAGTAAGCTAGTGGATGAGAAGAAAGGGTCATTATAAATCATAGTTAACAGAAAAAATAAGTGGATTCTATA